GCATCTTAATACCATCCCACATTAGATTATTACCATCACAAGCAATATATCCTTCACAGAAATTATTAATATGAGAAACAACATCATAGTAAGCCTCAAACATCTCAACATTATTCTTCTTAAGACAATTTACAAGCTTATCATAGTTAGGATGAGACTTACCAAAAAAGTAACTCTGATTACTAACAATCGCACTAACATTACCATCATTTGCTATAATATACTTCATTACTCACTCCTTATTAAGAACAGAAACTTGTTCAATGCTATCAATATAGTCGGCAATAATTTGCCTATCCTCATCAGAGTAAGGCACATTACGAATTACCTGCAAAATCTTATACTTAGACATTTCCTTATCAAATCGTGGAGCAAAACGATCATCCACAAAATTACTATCTCTACCGGGAAACGTAAATCTAAAAGAACTAGCCATTTGCCTTATGACTTCAACCTTCTCACAAATGTTGTCCAATCGAGATACGTATTCATTATACTCAGAAATTACGTTTTTTACAGCAGATGGATTTTTAGTCATATTAATAATCTCAATCCATCTAGTTGCAAAATTTCTGGAAAGACTCTGACGATTCATTATATCATAAATATCTTGATGATTATAAGCAATAATATCGGTCAAAATCTTTCTAATAAATTCATATCCCAAATGCCAATTCGATCTCTCGTCTAGCTTCCTATTCTTTGCAACAGATGGCTTGACAATATAAAATGTCTTTCCTTCCACTTCATCATTGTGATGATCATGCATGTAAGACAAGATCTTTTCAAGATAATAAATCTGTACAACACCATAAGATGAAGAAGAAATATGAACCTCACCCTTTGACTCTGTAAAATAATATGCATTTTCATATTTTACACTCATCGCACACTCTTCAAAGCAACCAGACTCTTCATTAAAAACTCGGGCTTGAATCATTGGCCCGCTATTTCCACCAGAAGAATTACGATTATATTCTACCTTTGGAAGATTAGATGTAAATACAACATCATCCTTTGTCGCTCCACCAAGTATATCATACAATCTACAGTTGTCAATCGTTTCTCCATGTCCTAACTTATAAAAATAACAGGCTACGTTGTTATTAAATTCTTTGATATATTGCTTTGTACGACTAATTCCTCCGCGTGGAAGATCATCGACAACAAACTTAACAGCATCTGTAAAATGTATACGGTTAGTGTCTATCTTCATATCAATCTTAGAACGATATGACGACTTCTCAAAAAGTTTAACTGTCATATTTGGAATGTCAATACTTTCAGACACAATATTGTCAAACAGTTTTTGATCATTCCAAACTATTGACTTCATGAGAGATTCCATAGCAGTCTTTATAGACATGCACTGATCAGAAATCTGCACATACTTACTTCGTGCCTTAAACAGAGTAGGCTGACTTTTAATTTCATGTTCAATCTGTGTTGCAATATCGTCCAATATCTTAGAGATAATATTATTGATATTGATCTTAGTCTGCTTGCTATAAGAAAGAGACTCACGACTTGGAGTGATATCAACATCTCCAATATTAACAATGATCCTAAGACCACTAGAATATTCAACAAATCTACTGTTCTTCTTGGATGAATCAATTCCATCAACTATAATTTGATTATGGTCGATAGGATATGCAATTTGCCCCATGATGATATAGTTCTTATCATCGTTATCATCAAAGTACCAATTATCACCACTCAGAGTCTTATTCTCAGCATCGTAATAAATTTCTTCGCCAATAAAATTTGGCCTAACATTAAAGAATTCATAAACCTTACGTGCCTCACGCACAAAACGATCTATGTCATATTCATTAACACTAATTGAAACCTTAATGCCATTTGCTTCATTGGTTTCGCTGGTATCCATCAAAGAAAATATGGGATTACCGTCCTCATTCTTATAAGCATTATAAAGACGGCGAGTACCATCAAGATATGCTTCAACAGTAAAACTGTCACCATATGCAAATGGTGCCTTACTGCCAAGACCCAAGCAACCAACAGCGTCATTACTATTATTACGTGTGCTACGAAAATAAGTAGTGTAAAGTTCCATGCAATGTTCATGACTCATGCTGGTGCCGTAGTCACGAATATAAAATATAGGATTAAGCCTAGTTGGAAGATGAACATCAAATTGAACATCTTTCTTGCCAGCATCTACATGAGAATCGTAAGCATTAGTAGAAAGCTCACGAACTACTGCAAGGATCTTATTAGAATAAAGACCATCAGAAAGAATAAAGAAAGCCTTGGCAGATGCCTCGATACTGAACTGGCTTTCCTCAAAATCACCAGACTTTTCAATCGTGTTAATACCAGCATGAAGTTTCATTATCGCGTCCTCAGAGAAAATTTATTTGTCGAACTTCCGTGATTATAACATGGTTATCGTCCATGTCAAGCAGATAGTTTAGTTTTTTGTTGCTTGTATATAATTCTTAATTCTATCAATCTTATTCATGCCACCCATAAAATGTATGATACCATTATTAAGAACAGTACCATTGAGTGATTTATCCCAAATATTAATATGATGTTTTTTATTTGCACTAGATGCAAAATTAAAATAATCAATATTCATATATTTTGGCATAGATAATATATACGATTGTTCTCCTAGATGGATTTTTCTTAGATCATCAATAGATATTGACTGATTGAAGATACGTGTATGCTCTTTATCTAAAACAAAAATTCCAGAATTTCCTCCAACAAAATCTATTCCGGTTATGGATTCCCATTGTGGTTTACATTTTTTGTAATGTTCATAGTTATTTCCAAAGTCATTGTAATAATAAACACAAACGCCAAAATGATTTCTTGGTGTAAATTCAAATAAGTTAATACAGCCATCAGGAATATAACAGTCACAATCAATAAATGCAACTCTATCATATTCTTCTAGATATGTTTTTACTTGAAATTTTTCAAAAGTAGCATCATTCCAAGTGTCTCCAGTTGTTATTCTTGCGTCTGTAATTATATGAAAATCTGAATGACATTTATTGGCATATTTTTTTAGACTATCTTTAGTCATATCTAAAACTTCTAAAAACTTATCTCTAAGTGCCACAGTGACGATAGCCTGTTTCATGCTTATTTGATTCCAAGGTATAATTTTTTTAATAAATGTTGATCATTTCTCATGCAGTCAAATGCATACTTTATATCTTTTGGTAGTGAGTTCCAAGAATCAAGCATTTCATTCAATGCTTCCTTTGTATTATAATTTGTTGATCTTGGATGATTAATTATATGATTATAATCTCGCAACACATATCTCTGATTGAGATGAGATATTGCACATAATGTTCCATCCCAAGGCCAGCCAAATTTATATTGACCTAAATTTAGATTTCTTTCTTTATATAGATCAATAATATCTTTATGTATGAACCAACAAATACAATCAGTATTGATAACAATTTTGACTTTATCATTATCTATACATAGATTTTCTATATCCGATCTATCGGAATGCCACCAAGTATAGTCAACATTTGGTGCGTATATTCCACAATTGATATCATTAAAGTATTTTTCTGCATCTGTATATAGCCTTGACCATTCTTCATATGAAGCATCAGCTAAAATCTGGAAAAGAACATCTCCATCAAATAACTCTATAGCCTTTTCAAATTGTTTACCAAAATAACATTCATTACCAATGTTATACCACTCAGTTATGTGATTATATGTATCATCGCTATTTATGATGATTGGTTTTACATCTATTTTTTTTAGTTGTTCAATTTTATATTTCGTATTTTGAATTTGATTGGGCCAATTAAATAAAAAAGTTTGTATATTCATATCATTTAAAGCTCATAATAGCCGTTTTCTATATTAAATATCATATTCAACATAATTCCAGCTTGTTCAATGATATAATATTTTCCAATTCTAATGCTATGATAACCTAAAAACAGACCAGACACACAGACAATTGTAAAATAAGTTATCTCAAATAAAACCATTTTTAGCATGTTCATATGCTGGTAATAGACTTTAAAACTCCAGACCTACCAATAGCAATTCTTAAACCAAGCTTCTTATTATAGTTATCATTACTACTACACGTAGCATCACCAACAAAATGTTCACCATTTGGAGAATCAATAACTACTTTTGTATATCCACCCTTTGGTTCTGGATCAGATAACTTAAATAGTAATTTTTGATAAGACAATTTTCCATCATATATGCGACTATGTAGAACTCTTACTTTATATCCAGCATTGCGTAAATCTTGTACTGTCATTTCTTTTCTCCAATTAAATAATACCGGCTTCCATAAAGTCCATATCAAGATTGAGTTCGTCCCAATCCTCTTGTGTAACATTTCCAACTACCAAATAGTTATCATCATCAGACATATTGTAGTCGATATAAAAATCTTCAGACTTTGATGACTTCATCTGGTTAAGATCAATAACTAGGTCTTGTGCTTCTTTATGACCAATTACATTACTAAAACAATTAATCATTATTTTACCTCTTTGTGCTTGTAGATAAATGATCTTTTGCCTCTTCAATACTTTGAGTAACCTGTTCTATTAGACTTGATAAACGCTCTTCGTCTTCACAGTCCATATCTCCATGTTCCAATTCAAGAACAAGACCTTCTAAATATTCTTCTGACCAACATATTAAATCAGTGATAATTTTCTTGGTTTTTTGATTCATTTCATTACTCCAATGTGTCATAAATGGTAGTATACAACAGTTATCGATAGTTGTCAAGTTTTTCTTTAGCGGAATCTGAGGGATTCGAACCCCCGGAGGATTTTAACCCTCGGCTCTTTAGTAAAAAGCTGCATTAGACCACTCTGCCAAGATTCCAAGCACACAGGGTAGGAGTCGAACCTACACAGAGCAAATTAACAGTTTGCGGCACTACCATTATGCTACCTGTGTAAAATACTATTCTGGATAATTACAAAATTCTAAACCAACATATCTTGCATTTTTTGTTTGTCTCATAAAAGTCCTATTTCTATGACAATTGCAGCATACAACTTCACACTTATCTATCTCTTCTTTTATTTTTTCTATATCAATAGTGCTATTTCTGAATTCAGATATAGTAAAATTTTTATTCCCAAGATGATCGAATTCTAGCATCCAATATGGATAATTTTCTTTACAATCATAGCACACTTTATTTGATTTATATTCCTGTAGAAATCTCATCACCTTAGTTCTACACTCATTGGTTCTTTTCTTTGCTTTATCCTTTTGACCTATTCCAAGATGATACGCTATTGTTCCTTTAGAACATCCGACAATTTTTTGTATTTCCCTATATGAACAACCTTTCTCTTTTAATTCTAATATTTGTTCTTTTTTTGTCTTCATGATAACCCTCCTTTGATATATCTATATACACAAAAACTGAGAATTATGTATCGAACCATTAAGTTCCGGGACTACGATTCGAACGTAGAAAAGTTGATCCAAAGTCAACTGTGATACCGTTTCACCATCCCGGAAGCCCACAGAGGGAATCGAACCCCCTTCCGATGATTACAAATCAACTGTAATACCATTATACTATGCGGGCAATAATAGGAGCGGTGGGATTCGAACCCACACTTTAAGGATTTTAAGTCCTTTGACTCTGCCGTTGGTCTACACTCCCAAACTACAGATTCATTCTACCCTATCATCGTCTACTGTCAAGTCACGACTTTACACCATTGTCAAGTATCCATTTAGAATTAATTCTATTCATTAGATCGGCTATAGAAATTTCACTAGTTTTTAGACAATCACCCTTATTACATGGAACTAATAATTTCCAAGGAGAATTTGGATAATATAACTCATTACCAGAATTAAAACGTATCTGATTATCTATATTACATACTATACCCTTTTTATCAATATTATTCTTAATATTGATTGCCCCATTTAATGAAGTTACATAACCATCTCCTAATAATGCCAATCTGATTACGTCTATATCTGGTGTAAAAAGAGAAATACAATCCTCTATATGTGAAACAAACTCATCATGTAATTCAAGATCGTCCTCTATGAAGCACATAAATGGAATATTGTTTTCTATTTGATGTTTAATGGCATTATATTTTGTTAGAAAGTTAGCTAGAGTACCATATGTCGGATAATGTAGTCTATGATATACAAGACCACTAGCCTTGAAAGCCCTCAATGTTTCATCAACATCGTATCCGTTAATAGATTTGATTACTTCAAAACATGGAAATTTTTGTATGTTGTTTTCTACAATATGTTTTCGATCTGCCCTAAGAAGCGATAATATGTAATATTTAATCATTTTATTTTTTCCTTTAAATTTCTCAAAGTATTAGTAATAGTAAATAAAGTATCAGAAGAGAACTCAGTTTCTATTGGCACAAAAACCCATTCGTCTTTTAAAATAAAATATCCGTATTCACATTTGTAAACTTTGTCGCTCAAAGCAAAAACATGGGGGCCATTACATTTATATGGACTAACACAATTAGGACAAACCATAAAATGATAATACCCATTCTTTTAGATCTTGTTTTGGTTGCCAGTTTAATTTAACTTTTGTTAATGAAATATCTGCTAATGTTATTTTAGGTTCTATTCTAGTTTCATTGTATTGTTTTTCAGCGTTAAGCCAATTAGCAATAGTGTTTATACTATAACTTTTTCCATTACCAATATTTAGAATACTA